CGGTGGCACCGAACGCATCCTCCAAGAAGTCCGCGAAGTAGTCCGCGAGGATGATCCGGGCGCGACCCTTGGCGCTTTCGAGGCTCTTGTAGATCAGCTCGTCGACATCGTTGCGGAACTTGGCCTGGATCTCAGCAGCAGATCTCATGTCCCTGGCGGACTGTGCGAGGCCGAAAGTGTCGATCGTGGGCGTGAGCATTTGCTTATTCCTTTGTCCTGGCCTCCGTGGGATGATTAGAGCGTCGGAAACAAGTTCGAAAAAACCGACTTTCTCTAACCATCCTGTGGAGGAAACTTGTGTTAGATGATTTGCTTTTGCCTATAAAAGTGAACTTTTCAATCAAGCCCAAATACGCGTTTCTTGTCGGAGTCACCCAGATCGTTTACGCCCGGTTTGAATCGACTATCGTTGACATCATTGGGTTCCATAAAAAAGGTTTTCGTCATGGCTACTACCTTCGAGATCAACTAAACCCTTCTGATTTGCTTCACGATCTTGATGAGATTGGTAAACCAGAAGACCGCGCAACAATCGCCTCTATTCGAGTCGGTTTTCAAAAGGCCGTGTACCTAAGAAACGCCATGGATCACTCCGTCACTTGCGGTGGCCGCGACAATTACGACGTTCTCTTGTTTCAGACAGGGCTTCAGAAACGAGGTCGGAGGACTCCTTTAGAGAATCGGAACCCTTATCGGAACATGAGGTTTGACTACGATGTGCTTCAGCACGAAGCACAGCTGATGGAGAAAGCACGACAGGAAGCTTCAAATTTTTTCTATTCTCTTCGGGAAAGAAATCGCGCTGGTGAACAGTTCCCCGGTGATCCTTGTTGAGCATCCACCACGCAACGATCGCTTCAATCTCGTCGTCAGTCATCCAGACAAGCGCATCAAGCATTTCGTTGGCTATGTAGTTCGGGATACGGATGACTACAACCGGACGTCCGAAGTTGCGCACGTCAAACGAGATGCTTGATTCAGATGGAATGCTCCGCAACGGGAGGCAGACTTTGTTGGGTTGGTAGTCGATCATGGTGCTCTCTTTATCAAGTAAACCTTGAAAATCGGTAAAGAGAACTTTAAGTTAGACTTGAATAAAAATCAAGTGCGACTTGAGCTGTAAATTTTAAAAACTCAAGCAACACTTGATTTACGTCAAAGTTTTAGGTGTAAAAAAACCGCCCCGAAGGGCGGCTGGCTTGTAGTGCAACAGTTGAGAGCTTGGCTTACACCAAATTGTCAAGCAAATCGAAATTTCCGATATAGAGATTGATGTCAAAGCCGCAAAGCTTGTACTGTCGACCTTGTTCGTCTCTGCTGATCTGGATGGAAAGCTTTGTGGTGCCTCTGATTACGCCTTGTTGTCGCAGAAACACAAGCTGACTCAAAGGAAGGATGGCATAGGTGTTCTTCTGGTCTTGGCGCATGACGAAGATATACCAAGGGTTGCGACTTGCTGTGTTTGTAAACGATTTCTCGTCGATAGTGAATTCAAATGTCGTGCCGTCCACCTTTGGTGTCGCAGTTTTTACCTGAACGTAGCGGAACGTGTTCGGCCGAGTTTCAACGATAAGATCAATTCCCTCGTCGATAGCAGCTTTAGCGACATTGAATCCCCAAAACAGTAGCTCGCTCGCTACAGCCTGTTCGCCAGCAGTGCCTAGGAATGCCGGCTTTACAGGCGGAGACTTCAATTTAGGAACGGCTACGGTAGGTGCCATAGCCGTTCGCTTAAGTTTGTAGTAGCCCTTTCGGGCCTTTTTGGTCTTTGGATTGATGGGCTTTATAAACGAAGGGCTTTTCGTCTTTATGTTCTGAGCAAGTGCGCTGGTAATCTTTGCCGCGAACTCCTCTTCGGGCATACCCATGTTTCGGTTGGTTTGGACGGCCTCTTTGGCAATCTCTGAGACGTGCATGGCACGATTTCGATTGTCTGTAAGGATGTCTTTGGCGACTTGCAAAATCGGCGTCAGCTGGGGTGCTGCCATCTGCTTCTCCTTTGCTTGGTTTTTTTTTGCTTCGAGGACTATCGTTTTTCGCCCGTCCAGGAATAGACGATTCGTCCAATGACACGGAACGAGCAAGACTCATCCGTGAGATCGATTGTGATCGGTTTGTATGCGTCGTTGTCACTGATGAGTGAGAGCTTTCTGCCAGGCAATATTTGGATGCGTTTGGCGAAAAGCAGGCCATCAAAGCCGACAATGTAAAGCCCGTCTCTCGTCGCCTGCTCGACTGACGTGTCAAGCAAGACGAAGTCATGATCTTTGAACGTGGGCTCCATTGAATCGCCGGATACTGAATGAACGACCAGAGATTGTCTGTCAGCACCAGGAAGAGTTTGATTCAGCCACTCAGCCGAAAGGCCAATCATTTTCACAACACAGTCACTCTCGCTGTCAACAAATCCACCGAAGCCTGCACTGGGTTCAATGTTCAGTTGTGGAACAACAACGACTCCGTTTTGTTGATCTATCACAGAGTGCGGCTCTTCGTCTCCGTAAACGAGCCACTGAAGCGACACCCCGAGAAGGTCTGCCAACTCACGTAACCGAGCTGGTTTAGGAATCGATCCTTGCTGCCACATGTAGACAGATTGAACACTAACTCCTAAGCGCTTTGCGATGGTAGCGATGGATAGTCCAGCCCGCTTGCGAGCCTCTTCAAAACGTTCTGCAAAAGACATACTCAATTCTCCTTTTTTCACAGGATACAAGGAGAAGTTGAAGATGTATATCAAGCGTGACTTGATATTTTATTCAAGTTGAATTAAAGTTTCCTTCAACTTTCAACAGGGAGAAGTTGAATGAAACTTGAGAAGGACTTAAATTCAATGTCCGGTGTAGAGCTTGCCATTCGGCAACTCAATGGCAAGGCGTATGCGTTGGCCAACCTGTGCGGTGTCTCTCAGCAGGCGGTTTCGCTATGGAAGAAAAAAGGAGTTATTCCGCCGGAAAGGGTTAATCGTGTTTCGGGGCTTCTCGGAATTCCTCGAGAGAAGCTCAATCCACTATTCGGGAAAGCTGACAGCAAGCCGTAATAGGAGTCGTTATGAACTTCGTCCAGTTCCACATAGGCGACTGGGACTCAAGCACAAGGTTGTTGTCGCCGCTCGAAAAAGGCGTTTACATCGATCTTCTGTTTTTGTACTACTCGCTAGAGCGTCCGCTTATGCGTTCGGAATGCGATCGCATCGCCCGAGCATATACGACAGAAGAGAAAAACGCATTGGAGTACATCCTTGGGCGATTTTTTATGGCCGATGGAGACTCGTACCGGCATCAACGCTGCGATAAAGAGATCGCAGCTACAAGGTCTAAATCTGTTAAGGCCGCAGCATCAGCAAAAGCCCGATGGGACAGGCAAAAAGCAAATGAAGCGCATCGGAAAGTGACAGATTCGCAAATGCAATCTGAATGCGTCAAGCATGCGAACGCATCCGAAACGCATATGCAAAACGAATGTGAACGCAATGCGGACGGAATGCTAACCGATAACCGTAAACCGATAACCATAACTACTGAAGAAAAAGTAGAAAAAGAAGCGAAAAAGGCCAAACGCGAGCCGACCGTTTCTTTCCCTGACTCCCTTCCTGCGGAATGGCGTCAGGCTGCTTTGGAAGTTCGAAAGGACATAACGCCAGAGAGAGTTTTTCTGAAGCTCCGCGGCAGGTATGCGCCCACAACCACCAAAAAGACGATGGGCAACTGGCGAAAGATTTTCCTTGGTTGGATCGGCAGAGAGTACCCGGAGACAGGTAGATCGGCGGGTTCTCACAGCAAGACTGGCTTCACAGAGATTCCATTTGACGAACGCGATTATGGTGAGGGCATCAACGATGACAACAGTTTTTGATTCTTCAAACGGCTGCACCTATGCGGTTGTTGACATGGGGGATTGTCCGAAGCACGGCAAGTACCCCAACATCATCCGTGAACGCTTCGGGAAAGGTTGCTATGGCTTTGCCTCGCTCAATCTCGGCTGTCCGATGTGTAAGCGCGAGGAATCCGACCGCAAGATCTATGGCGCCATTTCGATCCCGCGACGCTTTGTCGGCAAGACGTTCGAGAATTACCAGCCGGATAAACAATCCCAGCGGGTATACGACTTCTTCATGGACTACGCTGAGCACCTTCCGGAAAGGATCGAGGCCGGCACCAGCGTCATCCTCACCGGCAAGCCTGGCACCGGCAAGACACATCTGGCGTGTGCTTTACTGTTCGAAGCCAAAAAGAAAGGCTACAGCGCGTTTTTCATTAACGTCCGGAAACTCTTTCGAGCTGTGCGGGACACGTGGCGTGAGGGATCTGCCGAGTCGGAGTCTCAAGTCATTGACCGCTACGTCGATCTTGATCTTCTCGTCATTGATGAGGTCGGTGTTCAGGCAAAAAGCGAAAACGAGCAGCACATTCTCTACGACATTCTCAACGGCCGCTATGAGAACGCAAAGCCCACGATCATCCTCAGCAATGAAACGCTGCCAGCCATCAAGCAGATCATCGGCGAGCGAGCCTATGACCGCCTGCGTGAAGGTGGCGGCAAGGCTTTTGACTGCCAGTGGGAAAGCTATCGCGGTAAGGCTGAACTCGTTAACGACAAGCCTTTAGCGGTCCAGAACATTTTCAAGTTCTACGAGGTCGACGACTCTCTAGATCAGGAATCAGAAAAGGTGGATCCTTTTGCTGATCGCTGGCAGGACGGCAAGCTCATGCCCGCGCACATTCAACCGGTAGAGGAAGCGGCATGAAGGGACTTGACCGTGAACAAGACGCCTACGACGAGGGTAGGCGCGCGGCTATGCGCGGAGAAGCGCTCAACCAATACCAACCTAGCTACAAGCGTCGTCCTGATCTCTGGACGCGTTTTCAGCTCGGATTCCTAGATGCAATTAGAGACATGCGCCGGGCCAAAGCCAAGGAGTCGAAAAAACATGTTCGCTGAAGGTTACGGCAAGGCCCGACTCTACGCGAAGGGCCGCATGAAGTCCGGACAGATGAATCGGACAGAAAAGGCCTACTCCAATTTTCTCGAAGGCGAGAAGCATGCCGGCAGGATCACTGCCTACTGGTTCGAGGCTCTCAAGCTGAAGATCGCTGAAGGTGCTTGCTTCTATACGCCGGACTTTCTTGTTCTTCGCCCGGACGGCACGCTCGAGCTGCATGAGGTCAAGGGGTCTCCGGCCATATTCGCTGACGACGCCAAAGTGAAGGTCAAGGCTTGCGCCACGCAGTACCCCTTCCCGGTCTTCGTCGTTTTTCCAAAGAAAAAGAGTTCAGGAGGTGGCTGGGATGTCCAGTGCTATTAAGGATGTTTTCGATGGCGCGCACGAAAAAATCGGGATCTCAACTTTGCTTCCGTCCGTGGCAACAGCTCGACTTGTTTCCGCAGCTCAAAAGTGCCGAGAGCTCCCCATCGGATCCATCCCGAGAAAGAAGATGCTCGACAAAGCAATTGAAGAAGCCAGAGCCATGTGTCCACAAGCCTTCAGGCGATCGGATGACACTAGTGGCTGTGAGCCTAAACGGAATCCGAGTCGGTGAGGATTCGCCTCATGCTAAGTACACCGACAATGAAATTGATTCAGTCTTCAGACTGCTTGATGAGGGATATTCATTTGCGGATGTGGCGCGGATGATGGATATGCCGAAATCTACAGTTTGGGCGATTGCGAAAGGTTTGATGAGAGCAACAGTGGTGGATAGATGGGAAAAGAGACTGTGCAAAATCTGAAGCCGTTCTCGCAACGAACAGAGAGCGAGCAGAGGGAAATCAGAAAGAAAGGGGGAATAGCCTCCGGAAAGGCTAGACGCGAGCGCAAGGCGTTCAAGGATCTGCTGACCAAAGCTCTGACTGAAAAACACCCGCAGTTTAACGGGTCAAACGCGGAAGCCATCGTGGCCGGCATGATCGCAGCTGCAATTCAAGGCGACACGAAGGCTTTTATTGCGATTCGAGACACAATCGGCGAGAAGCCTGAAGAGAAAGTGCGCACTGAAATCGAAGGCGGGATTGTTTTTGAGTGGGGCGAAAAGTGAAGACGACGCGCATCACAATTCCGTACACACCACGTTACCCGCAGACCGAAATCCATGGACTGTTGGAGGCGCACCGCTTTTCGGTTCTGGTCGCGCATCGTCGAATGGGCAAGACCGTGTTGGCCGTCAATCACCTGATCAAGCGCGCCATCAAAGACCAGAAGGAGCGAGGCTTCTACGCTTACATCGCGCCTTTTCGCATCCAGGCTAAGGCCATCGCTTGGGCATATCTCAAGCACTACACAGCGCCGATTCCAATGCTGAAGGTCAACGAGGGTGAACTCTCGATCACGCTTCCGAATGGTGCAGTGATCCGCATCTTCGGTGCCGATAATCCGGATGCACTTCGCGGCCTGTACTTTGACGGCGTTGTGATGGACGAGGTAGCGCAGATGAAACCTGAAGTCTGGGGCGAAATCATTCGACCGGCTCTTGCCGACCGTAACGGTTGGGCTGTGTTCATCGGTACGCCCAAGGGGGTGAACCTTTTCTCACAGACCTACGACAAGGCTCTGGAGCTGATGAGCAAAGGAGATCCGGAATGGATTGCCATGCTCTACTCAGTTGATCAAACGAATGTCATCCCGGAAAAGGAGCTGGCTTCACTCAAAAACGAAATGAGCGAAAACGAATTCCGACAGGAATTCTTGTGCGACTTCAATGCGGCCGCGGACAACGCATTGATTTCGATTGACCTTGTGCGAGAGGCTGCAACTCGCCAATATCGCGAACATCAATACGCATCGGCGCCCCGAATCATGGGCGTGGACGTGGCTCGCTTTGGCTCGGACAGTTCCGTGATTTTCAAGCGGCAGGGACTTGTGGCCTTCGAGCCGATCATCATTCGCAAGTTTGACAACGTAGCCGTCGCGCAGCAGGTTGCGATGCAGATCGTCGAGTTCAAGCCGGATGCAGTATTCATCGACTTGGGGGAAGGTGCCGGCGTCATCGACAAGCTGCGGGAGCTGGGGTTTATCGTCACTGAGGTGGGCTTCGGTGGCGGCGCAAATGAGCCCGACAAATACGCCAACCGGCGCATGGAAATGTGGTGGAACATGGCCGAGTGGCTGCGTTCAGGCGGCGCAATTCCGCCATCTACACTGCTGCAGGCTGATCTCAGCGCACCTACCTATGGGTTCAACAACAAGGGTCTCAAGATTCTCGAAGCAAAGGACAAGATCAAAGAACGTCTGGGCAGATCCACTGACCTTGCAGATGCCCTTGCGCTCACATTCGCTTCCCCTGTCATGCCGAAGATCGACAAGCACTTTGCCAAGCAAATCTACGGAAACCAGGAACAGTACGACCCCGACGCCGAGTTTGATCGGACTTGGAGACGATGATTTGCAATATTTGCCCAGCTGATGGCCGTCAGGGTACACTGAACCGAAACAGGACGAAAAGGACAGGTCATGGAAAACAACTGTTCCCAAGACACAGAAGAATTCAAGATCACTACTGTTTCTGACTTACTAAATTTGCTTGAGCGTCAAGAAGAAATTGATGCTACAAGGATCCATCTTGACAAAACTCTAACGACTATAGTTCTTCGGGTAGAGGGTGAAGGCTATGGCGCTTTTATCCCTGGCGAACAGACGAGAACATTATGGGAACTGCAACAGTCGTTCTATCGTCTGGCAGCGTTTGCTGTACATGGAACAACGGATATTCGTTCACTGACAACAGAAGAACGAAAAAAGTTCGAATTACGAATAGTCATTAAAGAAGGTAGTTTGATCGGTGAAATTTGTACCGATCAATATTGGAAAGAATTAATCTCAAAAGTGGTGGGGAAAATGTCTGGGACCTCGCTTGCTTTGACCATTGTTGGATGTGCTGTTGTTGCATCTGGATATTTTTGCTTCGACTCGCATAATCAGAGGCTCGTTCAGCAATCCCAGCAGGAGTCGGATATTTCGATAGCGCAACAAGAGACTAAGCGCTTTCAGATTTTTGCCGATGCAATGTCGGAAAAAGATGCTCTGTTTTATAAGGCGATGATGGGGCAGACAGATGATGGAATTAAAGAAGTTGCGGTCCAGATAGCCAAGAGGAGTCCAGATGCCGTCAGTGTCTCAATTGGCTCTGTGCGGTATGACTCTGAAGAAATTGCAGCAGTCAGGTCTCGCGCAAAGAGCGATCCTGAAGTATCGGAGTCGATTTCTGGACTTTTTCAAATAGTTGGGGTGGACAAATCAAATTCATCTTGGCAATTGAAATTAAGAGGAAAGTTTGATCACGAGGAAGTCTCTGTCCGATTTGCCCCGGAGGCCATTGATGGGGATGGAGATCAAGCCAAATCTGCAATCATGAAAGCATTTGCGGAAGACAAGTTCGTGGCTGTAGATGTGTCTCTAGGTAAGAAACGTAATCTACTGAATGCGATAAGCATTTTTGAAGAGGACAAAACAGAATAGGGCGGCGCGATTAGTCATTTACTTTTCTTTTCCCCCGCTTCGGCGGGGTTTATTTTGCCCATTTGCTGCGCTTTTTAGGTGATTTGGCAAGAGTTTTGTTGACGAAATTATTTCGGATTGCGCCATAGCCAGAAAACGAAAAGAGCGCAGACTGCGATGAAGTTAAGTCCCAGTACTGTGAAAAAGCCTTCGATGCTGCCAAACCCGTTTTCCTCAGCAAACCCAGAACAAAACATGCCAATCGTAAGGACGACAGAAAGAGCCATGATCTGCTTCATTTTGCGTTGCAACCCTTTTGTTGATGGCTATGGGACAGGTAAATCAATTTTTGAAAGGTCTTTTTCGATGAAACCAAGATGCACAGCAACTGTCAAGCGCAATGACTTTTTTCCAGGGTAAACGCAATGAGACCTTTCCAGAGAGATTTACGATTGTGTCGTGAGTTGCGGTGGTTGATTTATTATTAGTCCCTCTCTTTTTTTCTCCAATAGGCGATAGCTGTCTCCATTGATTGTCAGGGTACAACTATGATGCAAAAAACGGTCTAGGATGGCCGATGTGGCTGTTGGATCCCCTAGTAATACGCCCCAGTCCGTGATATGCCGGTTTGTTGTAATGACAATGCTCCTGCGTTCATAACGTTGGTTAAACAAGCTGAATAACAGATGTGCTGTCTCTGGTCCCATGGGTTCGTAACCCAGCTCATCAATGATCAGTAGCTTCGGCTTAAATAAGGCTGTAAGTCGATCTTCCAGACATCCCGTTGCCTGTGCCTTTATCAACGTATTGACGAGTTGCGCTGCTGTTACGAACAGGGTTGAGTACCCTTTCTCGATCGCGGCTCTTCCCAAGGCTATTGCCAAATGCGTTTTGCCTACTCCCGGTGGACCTTGTAGCAGCAGATTGTGGCCTTGAGCTATCCAATCGCATTGAGCCAGATCGCGTACCTTGGCCGGCTCGATACTGGGCTGCACAGAAAAATCAAAACCCTCCAATGTCCTTTGCATTGGAAAATGAGCGGCCATAACACCCATTTTGATGCGATGAATGCTTCGACGTTTCAACTCCAAACTGAATATGTGCATCAAGAACTCGCGATGAGACATTTTGGCCTCATCGGCTTCGTGGAGCATCATTTCCAAGTCTTCAGAAATGAGCGTGAGCCGAAGTGACTTAGCCATTTGCTTGATTTGCTCGATCTGAGTGGCTGTTTTCACCATCGTGCGGCCTCCTCATAATCGGACAACGAACGTCCCAAAGGGTTGTATTTCAGACTGTTAGCCACCCAGGTGTTGGCGGCAAGAGCCTTGCCAACCATATCGTTTGCGTCACGTTTGAGAATACGTGCCATACTTTTGACGGCGTCGGTGTTCTTATCTAAACGCGCAATGGTGCTCCCTTGGTGAAGTACGACGATCGTGTTAACTCCGATCATCAGATCGACAGACTGTTCCGTCAACTCGGCTGGTAACTGGTAACGGCAATAGTCCACGGTGATAAGGCCACCGATGCCCACTTTTCTTTTTTCCAAACGGTAGTTGTTTAAAGGTGGTTTGGAGATTGGCAGTAAAGCCGCCTTATCCAAAGTGAACCTTTCTCGCGGAGTAAATGGCAAGCCGTCAGCTGTGTGCATACGTCGCTTATCAGCCCACTGTTCAGTCCAAAGTTCGAATTTCTCTTGGATGTCCTCCAGCGAAGTGAAGGCTCGAAAATCCTTCAAAAAGCTCGACTTCACGTAGCTAACAGTGCGTTCTACTTTGCCTTTTTCCTCTGGATTGTGGGGCTTACAGGCTTGAGGATTCGTACCCCAGTAGCGACAAATTGCTTTGAATCGCTTGTTGTACTCGATTGGTTGACCATTGGCTGCCGGTTGATAAACGAGGGCTTTCGCGCTATCACAAACCACGTGTCGCGGAATACCGCCAAAGTGCAAGAATGTTTGCTCCAGACCGTGCGCCCACGCTTCAAAGTTTTCGGCTTTGTAGAACACGGCATAGATTTTTCTGCTGTACCCCAAAGTCGCAGTAAAAAAATGGATCGTCGTTGGTTCGCTGTTGACTGAAACGGTTTTCTCGCCGAAATCAATCTGAACCTCAAACCCGGGAGGTGTTTCGATACTTCTGGTGTGCTTGGTAGCTCGTGTATGGCGCAAGCAACTGCGGAAACCTTCTTTCTGGCAGTACCATTGAATCAGACGTAGCGAAGGCTGCATTTCTGGATGAAGTTTGGCGAATACTTCCTGGACATTGACGCAATTACCTTCTGTGTCATAGAAGATTCTTTCTATTTGATCTCGATATTCGTCCAGAATGCTGCATCGGTTGAGCTTCTGGTGCGTTCTTGCCTGCTGGGCTTGTTCCTCAGGCATGTTTGCGTATCGCCTCACCGTTGGTCGACTGAGGTTCATTGTTCGCGCAATTTGACTGATGGATTCGTTTCTTTGTCGTCGACTGAGAATTTCGCCGACCTGATTTTCGTTGATCATGCTTGAAGGGCTCCTATGTTGGACTCCTTCACGAATGATCCTCCAGTTTTTCGTCATTTGATCTTTCCTATTTTTAGGTGGAAAGATCTCGTTGCGTCAAAGTGAAAATTTACGCTTGCGTCTGAGAGCAACATCCATGACCTCAACTGCGATGCTGTTTCCAACGTCCTCTATCACATACGCCAGATAAAGGTTTGAAGCTATCAGGCCAGCCAACAACCAGTACAAGGGATTTTTCATTCTCTTTTCGTCCATAAACCTCGCCTCATGCTCGCAACAATGCCGGCATGAGATTCGAGACAGTTTCACCAATTGAGTTTGTCAAGCGCTGTCGGGATTTGTTCGACCAAAACTACGCCGAAGCAGCGCTCCCTGGGCATCAGTTTAACCTTGATGAGAGTGCTTATGCCCAGTATGAGAAGCAGACTCCCTCCTTTGCCATAGTGGCCTATGACGGCGAATTCCTTGCCGGGTTTTGCTCTGTCTTTGTGAGTTTTCATCAGCACACATCCGAAGTGATGGCAACAAACGACGCCATCTTTGTGCGGCCTGAATACCGGTCTGGGATTCTTGCCGGACAGCTTTTTGTGAAAGCTGAACGAGAAGCCAAAGCACGCGGCGCCGTGGCCTTCCAGTGGATTGTTCCTGTCCGGTCTCCTCTTTACAAGGCGCTTCTCGTACGCACTCCAAAAGAATCTCGTCAGTGGTGCCAAGTCATGTTTCTCAGGAATTTCTAGCCATGAGTAAAGAACAATCGCAGACAGACGCAGAACTCGCACGACGTTATCTCAAAAAGCGTCGTGTGACCGGATCACAGAATAAGGAGGTCTAAATGGGCGGTTTTATCAGCAGTGTTTTTAATCCTATCAAAACGATCAGCAAGGTCTTTGGTCATGAGAGCAGCGCTGAGAAGCGTGCTGAAAAACAGCGTAAGCAGTACGAAGAACAGGCCAAGCGTGATGAGGCTAACCGTTCGCAGGCGCAGCGTAAGGAACACGGCACAGATGCAGACCTCTCAGATCTGCCCGGCATGGGTGACGTAGATGCGGGAGGCGGCATTGATACCGGGCTTACGGGGCTGGGAGGCGTCACTGATGATGAACTCAAGCTTCAAAAGCGCAAGCCTTTAGGAGGCTAATCATGGGGCAGTACATTGCGGGCGGCATTTTGGGAACGCTTACCAGTTTGCTCAATTTCGGCGTTCAGCAAAAGTCTTTGAAACAGCAGTCGGAACTTGCCGAAAAACAGTACCAGGCAAGTAAGACCGCTTATGAGCTTGAACAGCAGGAACGAGCCAAAGTCAACGGCAACCAGCCCGATCTCGAGGCTCTTCTGGATGCCAATACGGGTTCGACTCGGGCGCCGACAGACTTGACTGGAGGCCGAGTTAAGAGAAGCAAACTCTTCAATGCCGGCAGTACTTCTCTCGGGGCGACAGGCAATGTCGGCCGATCTTAAGCACCTCAGTCAGATTTTTGCCGGACTCAAGAAGGAGCGCGGTGGATGGGAAAACCTTTGGCGCGACATTCGCGACTACGAGGTGCCTGATCTTGGGTGCTTTGAGGGAGAGGCTCCGCATGACGGCGGCAAACGTTATCAGCGTCTCTATGATGCCGAGGCCGCGGAAGCTGCTGACATTATGGCGGCTGGCCTTTTGTCCGGCTTGAGTTCTCCGTCGCGGCCATGGTTGCGTCTTACAACGATGGATCCGGATCTCGACGAATCCCCGGATGTGAAGCAGTGGTTGGCCGACATCCAACAGGCGATGCTGATGCAGTTTGCCAAGAGCGAGACATACAACAGTCTGCATCGCTCTTATCTCGAACTGACTGCTTTCGGCACGGCGTGCTCGATCATTCAGAGACATCCGGAAAATGTCATCGACATGCTCAATCTCACGGTGGGTGAGTATTGGCTTGCCTGCGACCCATACGGACGAGTGGATACGCTGTTTCGTCGCCTTTCAATGACGGTCAAGCAGATGGTGCAGCGCTTCGGAATGGATTCTGTCAGCAATGACGTTCGCAAATGCCTGCGAGACAATCCGTTTGAGCGCAGAAACATCATTCACGCGATTGTGCCGCGCGTTGATCGCGACATTATGAAGGCGGACAAACTCAACAAGCCGTTTGCCTCCGTCTACTGGGAAGAAGGCCGAGAGAATGATCCAGCACTCGAAGAGTCCGGCTTTGATGAGTTTCCTGCGCTTTGTCCGCGTTGGCTGATTACCGGAAGTTCTGTCTACGGGCGAGGGCCGGGTGCAAAAGCATTGTCCGCTTCCAAGTCGCTGCAGCGGTTGCACAATCGCTTGGCAACGCTTACCGACTATCTTACGAATCCGCCTGTTCAATATCCGACCAAACATCGAGCTTTCCTGGATATGTATCGACCGGGCGGGCGAATTCCCGTGGATCCCAGTGACAACGAGGCCATTCGAACCGCTTGGGAAGTTCGCACGGATCCAGCTTTGATTGATGCACTGATTGAGCGGCGCCGCCAGGAGATTCAGCGCTACTTCAAGGTGAACATTTTCCAAATGATTGCCGCTTCCCAAGACGGACAGCGAACGGCCACTGAAATCGAAGCGCTCAATCAGGAAAAAATCATGGTCATGGGGCCGATTCTTGAGCGACTGCACACCGAGCTTTTGGATCCGCTTGTAAGCAACGCATTTGCTCTGATGGTCAAGGCCAACAAGATTCCTCCGGCTCCCGAGTCCATGTACGGCAAGGAATTGAGCATTGAGTACATCTCGGTTTTGGCCGAGCAGCAGAAGGCTTCTTCCGTGAGCGGCATCCTCAACACGGTGCAACAGATCGGATTGATTGCGCAATTGCGACCGGAAGTGCTCGACAAACTGGATGCAGACAAGGCGGTTGATCTTTTGGCCGATATGAACAATGTGCCGCCTTCCATGATTGTCGCAGGACAACAGGTGGCGCTCATCCGCACCCAACGTCAGCAGGAGCAACAAGCCATGCAACAGCAGGCCATGGCCGCACAGAGCGCTTCGGCACTGCGCGATCTTGGGCAGGCTGCGGATTCTCAGGCTCTGCAGCAGGCCGTTGTTGATAACGGACAGGAGATCGTATGACAGCCGTCCATAAACCTCAAGACTTCGATGCGACACTGCCTGCAGATCCGGGCATTTTTGCCGAGCTGCAAGCCAAGGAAGAGCTCAAACGGCAACGAGAGCTTGAAGAAAAGCGTTTGGACAACGCTTTGGCTTCGGTTCTCGATACCGACTCCGGCAGGAAAGTTTTGAATTGGATATTGGGTCTCACAGGCATTGACGATTCGTGCACGAGCACGGATGCCATGCAGATGATGGCTCTTTCGGCAAGACGCGATGTGGGTCTTCAAATCAAAGGCAGGCTGAGGGCCGCAGGTCTCGTCTGCAATCTGGAGGAAGAACAGTAAATGAGTGAAGTAGACGCTGGAGTCAACATGCCGGATATGGATCCGGCAACGCCTCCCGCCGACGGAAGTCCTACGGCAACAGAGTCGACATCAACTGAACCGGCAGGCAATCCATCTGCCAATGATCAGCACGGCGGAATGAATGATTCGTCTGCGGCAGGACAAAACAATGATCCGATTCCGCCGCCGGAGCCGAAGCCCAATGAATGGCTCGGAGCTCCAGAAAAGGGTTACACCGCCGACGGGTTTGATCTGCCGGAAGGCTATGAGGTTGATGACACGACGGCCGAAGGACTTGCCGGAGTTTGCAAGGACTTAGGCCTAAGCCAGAAGGCGTTTGCAACGATTGTCAACCGCATGACTCCGGTGCTTGAGCAGGCTCAGCGCGAACAGCTGGCAACGATCAAGCAGAACAACCTCAAAGCGTTTGCCGCGGACAAGGAGTTGGGCGGCTCTCGAGCCAAGGCGACGATTGCGCAAGCAAAGGTCGCTTATGAAAAGTACTGCCCCGAGGACTGCCGTCAGATCCTTAATCAGTTGGGGCTCGATGCGCACCCGGGGATGATCAAGATGTTCTACCGGCTCTCGCAGATGCTTTCCGACGATATGACGCCGCGCTCGTCCGGCAGTGTGCAGAACGGCTACGACCTGGCGAAGTTTTTCAACAACTCCAAGATGAATTAACAGCAGAGGAAAAATATGGCAGAAGCACAATATCCTACCCTCGTTGACGTGGCCTCCCGTATGGATGCCAACGGCGACATCGCCCCGATTGCCGAAGTTCTGTCGAAGAACAACGCAATCCTGCGTCACATTGGCTGGCAGGAATGCAACATGACCGAAGGCCACAAGCATTCGTTGCGCACGGGCATTCCTGAACCGACATGGCGCGGCCTTTATGAAGGCGTTCAGCCCACGAAGAGCACCACAGCAAGCGTGGTTGACGTGACTTCCAACGTCGAAATGTACACCGACGTTGACTGCGATTTGGCAGACATCAATGGCAACACCTACCAGTTCCGCATGTCCGAACAGACAGCGAGCTTCCAGGGTATGGCCAATTCGGTTGCAACGGCGCTGTATTACGGCGACAACGACAAGGACATCCGTAAGTTCACAGGGTTGGCCACGCGCTACAACACCCTGAGCAAGAAGGTTCCGTGCGCAAAGAACTGCATCAGCGCAATTGACTCTTCTTATGTTGAAACGCCAGATGGTTACACGTCCATCTTCATTGTGAACAAGGATCAGTTCATCGGCCTGTATCCGAAGGGTTCCAAGTACGGCCTGAGCCACACTGACAAGGGTCAGGTCACGGTTACTGCACCTGACGGCAAGGGAAACATGGAAGCATACCGCGACCACTACAAGTGGCAGCCGGGTGCGGCTCTCATGGACTGGCGAGGTTGCGTGCGTGTCTGCAACATTCCTGTGAAGGACGGTCAGATCGATCTGACGAGCGACTCTTTGGTCAAGACGCTCATCGTGGCCAAGAACCGCATTCCGTCGAGCTTGCGCAAGAACCTCGTGATGTTTATGCCCACCGAAGTTTTCACGGCTCTTGAAATTGCGGCCTACGAAAAGAGCACCAACGCTCTGAAGATTGTCGAAGCGGCAGAGCAGTTCAAGACTCACTTCTTCCAGATCCCGATGGAAGCCGACGATGCCATCAGCCTGAACGAAACCAAGGTTTCCTAAGGAGGAACAAAACAATGCGAGTTGATTATCTTTCGATGTTTTCCAAGTCTCAGGTTCTTAGCGCCGCGTCTGCCGATTCGGATGTTCTGGATATCCAGAAGGCAGGCATCTCTGAAGGCGTGGGCTATATCTTCGTGCGAAACGAAACGGCGGTAACGGGGCTGGCAACCGTCAGTCTCCAGGGTTCTGACGACAATGGTGAAGACGATGATTACGCCGACATCGTGACCTTCCCCGTGACGGATCTCACGATTGGCGGCGGTGTCAACATCCCTGTCCCGCAGGGCCTGCCGCGTTACTTGAAACTTGTCTACAAGGCCGCGGCGAGTTCGACGCTTTCTGGAACGGTGTCTGCCGGCTTTACGTTGCAGGTCGATTCGCCGCGCGGCAAGCGTATCGGTGACTACGAAGCCAATCCGAACTTCGCCGTTTAAGGAGGTGATCCTTCATCTCACCGCAGAGTGCAGGCTTTGCGGTGCCCTACGGGAATCCTTGACGGGGTTCCCGTTTCTTTATGGAGAAAATGAATGTCCACTGCTGTAGATATTTGCAACATGGCTTTGTCTTATCTTGGCGACAGGGCGACGGTCACATCAATTGATCCGCCTGAAGGCTCCCCCCAAGCTGATCATTGTGCGCGTTTTTACCCGATTGCTCTGGGGCAGATTCTGCGTGCCGGAAGTTGGTCGTTTGCGACGGTGAGAAAGCCGCTTTCGCGTGTTACGGATGTGCCTAAGCGAGCGAATTTTGCTTATGCCTATCCGTCTGACTGCATTGAACTGCTCTCTGTTCATGATGAAGGCGGCAGTCATATTCGGGAATATTCCGTGGGGCGATCCGGCGATGCTCTCGTGCTTCTGACGAGGGTTCCCGTTGGTTGGGTTGTGTACAGCACTTCTGAAACGCCAGCAGAGGTGTTGCCATCAGATTTTGCCGATGCTCTGGCGCACCTTCTGGCCTCCAAACTTGCCGGTGCCATGCTTACAGGAGCGAGCGGTGCTCAGATGGCTGAGGAACACCTAAAGATTTACCTCACACTTTTGAAAGACGTTATGCAGCGCGACGCCAAACAGTTCAATCAGGTTTCACGTTATCACAGTCCTTTGGTTGGCGATATGCGTCTTCCGGCTGAACCGGAGGTTCACTATGGCATTGACTAAGACAATACAGCTCTCCTACGCCGGCGGTGAAATTAGTCCTGACATGTACGGACGCAAGGACGACACGCGCTACCAAAACGGCCTTGCCAAGTGCCTGAATTTTATCTGTCTGCCTCAGGGGCCGATCCGTAACAGACCTGGCTTTGAGTTTGTGAACGAGTGCGGTATTGAAGATAAACCTGTGCGCTTGATTCCGTTCACATACTCTGCCGGCCAGACCATGATTGTGGAACTGGGCGATAAGTACGCGAAGTTTCACAGCTACGGCGCCACGCTCGTAAATGACGACGGCACACATTACAAAATTGAAACACCTTGGGCTGCAGAGGATATATTTGACCTCGTTTTTGTCCAGTCCGGCGATATCGTGACTTTCGTAAGCGACAAGTACCCGCCAACCGAACTCCGTCGCTATGGTGCGCGTGACTGGAGAATCCAGACGGTTCAGATCAATACAAAACTTGCAACGCCTACAAACGTCAAAGCGGAGCGAGTAACTCAGGCTTCGGATGACCCGAACAAAGACAAGTACACAATGAAGTACCGTGTCTCGTGTCTGAACGAGGACAAGACTGAAGAGAGCGAAGCAAGTGACATTGTCGAAGTTGTGGCAAACCTCTACAGCTACGGTACAACCGTCAAGATTTCATGTGATGAAATGCCGGGAGCGGCCTTCTATCGTTTCTATAAAAACCAAGGCGGTTTGTACGGTTACATCGGCGATTCTGAAACACCGGAAATCATTGATGACAATATCACGCCAAAAACGGATGTCACCATTCGTCGGTTCGACGATGTTTTTATTGCAGCCGGAGGCATCAAATCCGTAAACGTTATATATGGAGGCAGTGACTATGCAACAGCTGGTGAGATCGTCAAAGTCTCCTCAAAAGGGACAAATGCTGACTCTAGCTCAGAAATATCACTTCCCATTACTATTGTTCCTCCGATCGTATCAACAACTTGCTATGTCACAGGCAGTGGGAGTGGTGCTTCTGTGGAAGGGATTATTCACCTCAACGGGGTGATTCCGGAATTGGTCGGTTTTGAGGTAAAGGCACCAGGGGAAGGCTACACGGTCGGAGATACTTTTGTCGTTTTGAAAAACTCTTCAGGTGAAGATGTTTACAAATTTCCATGCGATGTCGTCGGAAGACCTGAAATCACGATAACGGATCCATCCGGAAGTGGAGCTGAACTCGAAGCCATGGTTAACGATGGAGTTATCACAGGTGTAAGAATTCTGAGTCATGGTCAGGGATACACTGAACCTGTTTTGACTGTTCAATCCAATGCGGGAGGCAGCGGAGCTATTTTGAAAGCTACGACGGTGTCTGACGGAGACTATCCAAGAGCAGTCGGCTACTTTGAACAGCGACGTATTTTTGCGGGACTTACAACGGATCCGCAGCGGGTGCTTATGACAAAAAGCGGCACTGAATCGGACATGAGCTACAGCCTGCCCTACCGTGACGATGACCGGATCAGTTTTCAGATTGCAAGCCGTGAATTCAACGCCATTCAACATGTCGTGAGCCTGTCGAATCTTTTGCTTCTGACGGTCGGAATGAGTTTCCGGATTAGCCCGCAGGACGGATCTGTAATTACGCCAGACTCGATTACAGCGAAGCCGCAGAGCAACGAGGGTGCCTCTCGTGTGATGCCACAGATCATCAATAACTCCGCAATCTACTGTGCTGCACGCGGCGGGCATGTTCGAGAGATTGCATACCAGTATGCCGCGGGAGGATATGTTTCTAACGATTTATGCCTGCGAGCAACGCACCTGTTTGACTTCAAAACGATTAAGGACTCTGCCTTATCGCGTGCCCCGATTCCAATTGTCTGGTTTGTGAGCTCAGATGGAAGCCTTCTGGCACAAACTTATATTCCTGAGCAGGAAGTCAACGCATGGTCGCAGCTTGTCACAGACGGAGTATTCGAATCCGTTGCTTCTGTCGAAGAAGGTGACGAAGATCATTTGTACGTTGTCGTGCGCCGCGAAGTCAACGGTCAGACACGTCGATACGTCGAGCGCATGGCGTCACAGGCCGCGCCTGAAATTCAGAACTCTTTCTTTGTAGACAGCGGCGCGGTTTACGAAGGCGATCCCGCAACGATGATCTCGGGGCTTGATTGGCTTGAAGGTAAGACTGTGTCGATTCTTGCTGACGGAGCTGTGATGCCACACCAGATTGTGACTGACGGCAAGGTTGTTCTTGATCATCCGGCAAGCAAGGTAGTTGTAGGCTTGCCGTATATGTCTGATGCCCAAACGCTGCCGGTACTGATGCAGGATACATCGCTGGGAAGCGGCCGCATGAAGAATGTCACTCAGATTTACCTGCGCGTGTACAAATCTTCGGGCATCTTTGCCGGTCCGTCGTTCGAAGAGCGCGACCTTGCAGAATACAAGCAGCGCACCACGGAATCGCCTGGCAGCCCCCCTGCTCTCTACACAGGCGAACTCGAACTGCGTCTTTTCCCTGCTTGGCAGGATTCGGGAACAATCTGCGTGCGACAAAGAGATCCGTTGCCGCTGACTATTCAGAGTGCTGTTTTGACTGTGAGCACTTGATTTGTCCATAAACAATCGGCTCTGCGGGATACCCTCTTTTAGAAGATTTAAAAGGTGGTTCCGCAGATGCCAAGCAATCAGTTTTTCTATCCATCAAGCTACGCGCAGACGCAAGGCCAAGCAACCGGTACAGGCAGCACTTCCGAAGCAATTGATGCCAATGCCAACGCAATGGGCATGATTCCGGGAGGTTTCGGAACGGGTTTCAAAGTCGGGTATACGGCAGGCAATATTCTCACGGGACCTTTCTTGTCGTACAGAGCGGCAAAACAGGAAAAGCGGTCTCTGCAAATGCAGGCCGATATTGCAAATCTGCAGTCTGCAAGCTACCACACTGCCGCAGACGATGCTAAACGAGCAGGACTCAATCAAGCCGCAGCCATTGGGTATCAAGCCGGACAGGCAAAGTCATCAGCCAAAGTAAGGCAGGCTGCATCCGGCGTTCGTGTAGAAGGGTCGGGATCCTCCGCAGAGGTTCTCACATCCATTGATATTTCCAAAGAAATGCAGATTAATCAGGTGATCGCAAACTCCGTGGCGCAGTCATGGGGTTATCGCCGCACTGCTGTGGACTATTCAAACAAGGCTCTTTCTTATGAGTGTGCGGCCAACGGTATCTCTCCTTGGGCCGCAGCTATTACGACTCTTGTTGGTTCACTCACCTCTGTGGCCAGTCCTTCGAAAGAGGATCAGGCAAACGGCACTGCCGACTGGCAGGACTTTGCTTCGTTCGGCAAGGGAATCGGTTCGTTCTTTAGCAGCGGATCCGGAAACTCTCTCGGAAGCATGGGGGACTACAGCAGTTTTTCAACCGCATTTTCCAATTCGGGGTTCTAAATGGCAGGAATAACCGTCCCCAATCCTTACGGACAGAACGTTGCAATTGGTCCCACGAACGGCCTCGGCGGGCTCCATGAAGCACCGGAAACGAAATACGGACTTGACAAAGTTGTTGGCGGCGCAGCCAAGGAAGTGGCCGGAGCCGTTTCTCGCTGGCAGGATGAAATCGATCGCACCAATGCCAAAGATGCGATCAACAAAACTCAGCAGCAACTCCGAGATCTTGAAACCAATCAGGAAAACGGATGGGCAAACATCCTCGGTGAAAATGCGCTCAAGCGCCCGGACGGCAAGAGCCTGGTTGATGAATATCAGCTCAAGGCCAAAGAGGTCATCGATACACAACTCTCCGAGCTGAAGACTTCGGCGGCGCGCAAGTATTTCGAGCGGTACGCCGAGACGGCATATCAGCAAAACGGCAACCGCCTGCAGACGCACCTGATCAATCAGCAGAAGATCTACGACAAGGCGGTTTCTGCGGCAACGATCAAAACGGCTCAGGACGATATTCGATCTGGTGACCTGGCACGAATGCGCTCAGGATTTGCCGTTCTGGAGGCTGAATATCAAAACCTGGCCAACAAAACAGGACTGCCCGTAGATCGTTACGAGACGGTTGGGGCGATGCACGCCATTGCCATCGAGAACTTTATTGACGGCAAGAACTCGGATGCGGCAGCCGCTTGGCTCGATGCCAACAAAGGCTCCATGAGCCGGGAGCAAATTCGCAAGGCCCGTGAGCTCATCAAAGCCGGCCAAACAACGGCGCGAGCCGATGAACTGGCTCCGAAGATGATTCACGCTTACGGGGACAGCCGAGCGGAACTTCTCAAAAAGGTGCAGGGCATTGAAGACGAAGACCTACGCGAAAAGGTTGAACGTCGCGTCCGAAAGCAACTTGCCGCAGAAGACCAGATCAAGAAAGCGGAGCTCAAAGAAGCAACGGATCAGTACTGGCAATTTGTTGACAACGACGAAGAGCCGCCGGACTCACTCATTGCCGAGATCAAAGAACTTGATCCGGCCAAGTGGAGAAGTCTTCAGAGAGGCAGAGCAAAGCAGTCGGACGAAGCGACCCTTGATGCGCTCAACGATTTATTGACGTACGAACCGCAGAGATTCGCTGAGCTTGATCTCAATGAATATGCAGACAAACTGACGAAGTCTGATCAAAGGGTCTATCTCAAGGCTCAAAACAAACTGGGGGATGCCTCCTTTAAGGACTTCATCAAAACGCTGAAACTACGAATGGATGCCGACAAAGCTTTCAAAAAGGGCGCCAAGAAGAAGGAAGTTATTGCCGCGGCAACCGAGCTTTGGGACGAAGTCAAGGCAAGCCACGCCAAAGGGTACATCGATAAGAGCACATCGGATCAACTGATCGACAGAGTGTTGAGTAAAGAAGACGCAAGTTTTGGAGCCGAGCGAGGCTATCAGATCATCAACAAGCGAGATCGCGGGGTGTCAGCAGGACAGGCTCTGGCGGCGGCTAATTTTGAAAACGACGCCACGGATCAAGAACTCAACGAAATCTTGCGACGCAATGGCGTTACGCAGAAAGTGACACAAGAGCAGGCGAACTTTGCACGGCAAATTGCCAATGGCTACGGATTGCCGCCGGAGATTATGCAGCAGGCCACTGAAATGGCTCGCGAAGCTGCTCGTGTTCGGGGCATCAAACTGACTCAGACATTGATCAATAAAACTGCAGAAAAAATCGCATTCGGACAGAATCAAAAATGACAGACAACCTTGACCTCGCTTTTCAGGCTATTGACGAACTGGCGGCGCAAGAGCAGGCTCGCGGTCAACAGGCGGCGACTCAACCTGCGGCTTTACCGCAAAGTCCGACTGCAGCGGAGCCCGAGTCACGCGAACGTTGGAACCCAGCTTTTGATGTCATCGACGAGATGCAGACCGAGCGTTCTCGTTCTTCCCGCGCTTTGACAGATGGTGACGCCACGAAGGCCGCGCAGGTGAGGGATCTTTCAGAGCGGTACGGCACAAGCCGCACGGCGGCAGAAATCAACTTCGAGAGTCTTTTTGCTCAAGCTAATCGAGATGACGCGGACGAGGTGTTAACCGAATCGCCGGCTTTGGCACATTGGTTTGCAGAGAACCAGAAAGATGCGCCGATTTTCAAAAAAGATCTCGGACTACTTTCTCGACTGGAGGAGCATTTCCGCAGAGTGGGATCGCGGTATTCGTCTGACCCAAATGTCGCTGTTGATGCTCAACCAAATGCCCGATATTGGAACACGGAGGACTTGACCGGAGACGAGGCGCTTGACGAGCGAATCACTCCATTGATGAACTCAAGTCAAATTGGACGTGGTGCGCAGGCTGGTTGGCTCATGGGAGAACAAGGGCTAGCGTGGGCAAGAGTAAGCAACGACCGGAACCTTTTGACGGAAGAGTTCAGACAGCAAGACGCAGCAATCGACCGCCGGATCGAGGAGTTGGCCGGAGATAACTCGGATGCGGCGCTCTACAACGCTGGACAGGTTTTGGGCACGATGGCCAAATCAATGCTAGGAGGCATGGAAGGCGCAACAGCGGGCGGCGCGCTGGCGACTGCCGGCATGGCCGCAGGTGCCATTCCGGTGGCCGGTCAAGCACTCGCCGGTGCCATGGCTGTCGGAGCAGGCGCTTACGGCACTTATCAACTCGAAGGCGGTCTGCAGCTCAAAACGTTGATCGAACAGGGCGTGCCGTATGAGAAGGCTGTAAAGATTGCCTCCGGGGTCGGCTTCGTAAACTCGTTGATCGAGATGGCCGGCATCAAAGTACTTGGTGAGGCTGTCGCTCCGGCCATGCGCGGATTGACATCTCGGTTTGCGTCCAGAACGGCTGCCGTACTTGAAACTCCTTCAATGAGCAAAGCGCTTATCGATACGGCTAAATCCGTGAGCCTTGGTGTCGGGCAGGAAGTCGTCACAGAGTCTTTGCAGGAAGTGACCAATGTTGTCGGCGAAGAAATCGGGCGCCTCTGGGGAGAGACGGGAGCGGAGGGCATCTCCTCGGAGCAGTTCTTCGATCGCATCCTTGAAGTTGCCGAAATGACGGCCAAAGGTTCTGCGGTGCTGGGCGGACTGGGTGCCGGCCCGGTGATGGCCGGGCACATGCGTCGTATCGCCAAGGCCAATGAAACGCAAGCCTTCTTTGAGGATTTGACACAAACAGTTTCTCAGATGGAAGGTGCCAACCTTTCTCCGGGAGCCACGAAGGAACTCATTGACGGCATTGCAAAGGATGCGGGAGCCGGCACGATCTACATCGACGGCTATGCGTTCCGGCAAGTTATGGCTGAGAACAATGTTTCGCCCGAAAATCTCGAGAGGGTGGTTCCCGGCATTTTTCAAAGGGTGGATGCCGCGGCCGTCAACGGCACTGATGTCACGATGAGCACGGGCGACTTTGCGGCACGGCTCGCAGCTTCTCCGTTTGGGCAGAAGCTTGTGCCGCACATGCGCTTGAACGAAAGCGACTTGTCTCAGGCCGAAGGGCAGAGCCTGGAGACGGCTGTCAAACAAATGCGGCGTGCGGTAGTGAGGGACGCCATTACGCCCGAAGAGCAACGTGTCGGAGCCATTGATGATGCTTCTCGGAAAATCCAGGATCAGTTCTTTGAGCAGATCAGCGCCACCGGCAAATTCACTCGCGCAGAGGCTCGGCAGCAGGCCGCATGGGGCGCTCGCGTAGTGACGAACTGGGCAAAGCGCACGGGAATTCCGGCCGAAAAGCTGATGGATCGAGTTCCTGTTATCTCCACGGATATGCAGGTTAGGGCTGATGCACAGGGGGTTAAGCAGGAATTGCAGTCCTACGGCACTGAATATGAAAGGAAACTTGCGTCAGACGAAAAAGCCTGGGCGGAAGTTGTTGACAGCTTCGAACCGAACTCGAAGTCCTGGATGAAGCCTCACGAGAAAGGTGCTCCGCGACTGATGCTTTCTCAGGTGCCATTGGTTTATTTTGTCGCAAAGGTTTTTCCTCGATCGGTACCACTTTACGCTAGCACACATCTCTTTGATGGCTCGCATCCCGAAATGACGCCAGAGATGCTTAAAGCGCTTCCAAGAGCGCTGACCGAGCCTATTGCGATCTTTCCTTCAAAGACGAGGAAAGGGCGAGTTGTGTCAATGGTTGAAATCCGAGACGCCAGCGGTGCAACGGTGATTGTGCCGATTGAGATCAATGCTCGTGGTCAGCACGGAGCCGAACTGAACATTGTTAATAGTGCTTACGCCAAGCGAAAAGAAGATACAGGAGAGCCGCAAAATGACTGGTTTGTTGACCAGATCAATGACAAAAACGCCCCGCCACTTTACGTGGACAGGGCGAAATTGCAAGCCTGGGTGGCGTACACCGGGTCCAATTCCCTTAGGGCCCGCCCAGACGTTGAGGTTAGTGTACCAGGGCGAGACGCGCTTGACAAACTTCGTGCCGAATTAAACGATCGTTACTATCAAAACGGAGGTTACGCTGCTCGGGGTGTGTATTCTCCAATATCAAACACAATCCACTTAACGCCTAACGCAGATCTGTCAACCTTTGCCCATGAAATGGGGCATTGGTACCTTGAAAACATTATCGATCTTTCGGCAATGCCGGAGGCGTCAGAGGCACTGAAAGCTGATACGCGGGCACTCTTAAAGGACTTTGGGCTTGAAAGCGCGGAAGCTTGGAAGGCTCTAAAGTTTGAGGAAAAGGAGCGTTTGCACGAACGTTTTGCTTATCAGGTTGAACTCTATCTTGCTGAAGGCAAGGCGCCGAGTCGAGAAACAGAAGGGTTCTTCCGCCGCTTGGGGCTGTGGATTCGCGATGTTTACCGAGCGTGGTTGGGCGGCGCCAGAGATGCTCTCAATCAGCGTTACCGCGGCCAGTTCGGTGAGGATTTGCCGGGAATTTCCGAAGAGGTGCGCCGCGTATTGGATCGCATGATTGCCGGAGAAGATGCGGTTTCGCAGGTCGAAGAAGTTCAGAGTTTGATGCCGTTGTTTGAAACAAAGCCCGAGGGGATGACGGAGGCTGAATGGGCAGAATATCAGGCAGAACACGATGACGCAGCGGGATCTGCCGCAGAGGAACTGACAAGAGCGCAGGCCAAGGACGAATCGTGGTACGCGAGAGCTCGAAGCAAGGCACTCAAAGACATTCAGAAGAAGGCCGAAGAAACGCGAGCCAATGTGCGCAAGAAGGTAGCCATTGACGTCAACAGTCGCCGAGAAGTTGTCGCGCTTGATCTGATGAAGGCGGGCAACCGTGCAGGCGTTACCATGAACTTGAAGCTTGCTCCGCAGGCTCTTGAAGACTTGGGACTCAACGTCAATCAGATTGCCAGGCTGCGGGCTTTGGGGGTGGTGCGGGAAGGTGGGGTGACCGTTGATGTGGCTCGCGAACTGTTGCGCCCGTTTGCGCGGTTCAACTCGAGCCGACAGTTGATTGCCGGTCTTCTGACTGCTGGCGATAAGGAGCGCATCATTGATGACCTGACGACGCAGGAGTGCCTCAGCAAATACAGCGAATTGTTCGATCCGGTTCAGCGCGATCGTCTTGTGACGAGAAGCCTTCACAACGAAGCCAGAAGCCGCATGGTGGCAAGCGAACTGAAATATTTGCTTGGGAACAAAACTCTGAGTCAGCGCGTTTACCGGGCGGCGGCAAGACAAACAGCCATGACGCTGGTGGATAGAACCAGAATTGGCAGAGCCAAGGCAAGCACATTTCTGGCGGCCGAGGGCAGAGCGGCTCGAAAGACGCAGGAAGCTTTCAGAAAGGGCGACAGGGATCTTGCGGCAACATTTAAGCGCCAACAGCTTGTCAACCACGAAGCGGCTCGCATCGTTCTGGATGCCGAAAATAAAAAGGAAAAGCTCAAAGATCTTCGCAATCTCGTTTTCCGTAAGGATAAGAAGTTGGCTTCCCGTTATGACACGAACATCTTGGCTATTGCCCGTGTGATTCTTACGAACCGCAATATGGGCAAGGTCGTTGATTCCGTGGATGAAGCGGTTGAGTCTTATCTGGGCAAAATCAAAAGATATGACGAGGATTTGCTCGATGGCCTCAAGGATTTCATCGCTCGCCATCCGTACAGCCCGGGGCGCGACCCGAACATGCTTTCGGTTGCCGAATTCGTGGGTGTTGTTGAGGATGTCCAGGCACTTGTCAAAATGGCACGAGATGCCCGGCAGGTGACCCTGGAGGGAAGAAAAGAAAGCCTGGATGAGGCCGTCAAGTCTCTTACCGACTACATAGACAAGTCAGAGGCGAAAGAATTTGCGCCGGGCACACAACGAGCGGCAACAAAGAAAGAAGAGCGGCAAAAGCTTTGGTTTTCTGCCAGGGCCTATGTGATGCGCGTGGAAAACTGGTGCCGTGCTATGGACGGAGGCGAGGATTCCGGGCCGTTTACACGACTCATCTATCGGCCGGTTGCACAGGCCGCAGCTAAGTATCGCACCAAGAACAATGAGATCCAGCAGCGTTTCGCGGAGCTGATGAAGCCTATGCAGGAAAAGTGGGATGCGGTCGGCGAAATCGAAGCTCCGGAACTGAACTATACGTTCGGTCGAAAGTCAGAACTGATCGGCGCTTTGATGCACATCGGCAACGAGTCCAACAAAATGAAGCTTTTGGTCGGAGGTCGCGGAGAGAACGCTTCTTGGGCGGACACCGTTGTTTTGGCCAACGGCGAGACAATGGTGAGCTACGCCAGATGGGATCGATTCTTTGCCCGTGCAATGCGCGACGGCATCATCACCAAAGAAGACATGGACTTTGTGCAGTCAGTCTGGGATTTGCTTGAAGAAACCAAGGGCATGGCACAGAAGGCTTTCAAGGAGTACTACGGCTACTACTTCGAAGAAGTGCAGGCAAGCCCCGTCGTGACACCCTGGGGCATCTATCGAGGCGGGTATGTTCCTGCGGCTACTGATCCAGCGCTTGTTGCTGGGCGTGATAAACAGCTTGAGCAGGATCTTTTTGACAGCCAAAACGAATACAGGGACATGATGCCGGTCACTGAGCCGGGATGGTCGAAGAGCCGCACAAAGAAGTGGGCGAAACCTCTGGTTCTCAATGCCGGCATCCTGGGGGCTCACATCCAGAGCGTAGTGAAATTCTCCATGATGGCTCCGGCCGTGAAAAACGTGCAACGCATTGTGAAGGATCGTCGCTTTGCGGAGGCTCTGAACCGCATTGACCCACAGGCAATCGGAGATATGCTCACGCCATGGCTGAGACGTTCAGCCACGCAAACGGTGTCAACTCCGACAGACCGTTTCGGCAGGATGCTCAATCAAGCACGCGGCCTTGCCGGCATGAGTTTGATGGCGGCAAACGTAGCCAACACGATTCAGCAATACACGGGCTTTGCAATCGCTATGAACGAAGTCGGAGCTAAAAACACAGCGCTTGGTCTCAAAACATATCTGAGCGATCCCCGAAGCGCCTACAGCCGCGTTACCGAAGCTTCCGCTTTTATGAAAGGCCGGCTGGAAGATTTTGGTTTTGAATTTCAGAATGAGGTTAACCGTATTGCTTCCAGTCGCGCGCCGACAACAGCGGAGCAAGTTCGAGACTGGACACAGCGTAAAGCTTACTTTCTGCAAACTTTGGCTCAAAAAACCATCGACATTCCGGTGTGGTTGGCCGCCTACAATCAGGCGATAACCGAAAAAGGAATGACGGATGAGGATGCGGCGTTCTATGCGGACGGCGTTGTGCGTCGCACACAATCCTCGTTTGATCCGGAGAATGTGGCGAGGGTTGAAACAGGAAGTCCGTTGGCTCGCTCCATTTTGGTGTTCTACAACTACTTCAATATGCAATGGAACCTGCTGCGAGAGCATTATCAGGAGGCGCGGCAGACAAAGCGGTATGGCCGATTTATTCTGGACTTTGCCATGATTGTTGTTCTTCCGGCAGTGCTTTCGGAAGTGATTTCGCAAGCCTTCTCAGGATTCGATACGGGCGATGACGACGACTGGGACGCTGTTGACGGTATGGCGCTGATGACAACTGCGGTCAACAAAAACGTCGTCGCAATGCTGCCTTACGTTGGCAACATCATCAACATGACCGGCACTCGTCTGGCAAAGGGCGACTATGGCGAAGTGACGGAAGTGTCTCGGATGCTCTTTGGAAGCAATCCCTACAACGACCGACTTGTCAGTGTCCCGCTGATGAGCCTATTTGAGAACTCTGCCGAAGGACTCAAGAACGCTTTGCTGTTGCTCACGAGCGATGAATACGATCCAGACCCGAGACGGTCCATGCGCAACACGCTCGACTTGCTTACGTTGGCAACAGGCATTCCGTTTGCGGCTTTGAAGAAGCCGGCTGGTTACGCAGCCGGAGTTGTTGCCGGAGAAATCGAACCTGACAGCCCTGTTGATTTTGCCAGAGGCATTATTAGCGGCAGGAACGTCGACGCGGAGTAATCCGTCCATAAACCTCTGCACCTCGATGCGAGACTTCGTTTCAATATGAACGGAGTCTCGCATGGCACTTTCCTCTGAAACCAGACGCTCACCGAGATACATCGGAACGGGTTCGGAAACAATTTTCCCATTTGCTTTTAAGCTTCTCAAGCCGACGGACCTAGAGGTTCGCGTTGCACTAAGCGGGCAAGTTGAAACAACGCTTGAAGAAAGTGCTTATACCGTCGTTCTCAACGAAAGTCAGGACAACAACCCAGGCGGAACTGTCACGCTTAAAGCTCCGCTTGCCAAAGATGCGGCACTTGTGATTATTTCGGATACGCCGTATCTGCAGCCGACAACCTACACGAACCGTGGCGGTTTTTATCCGGAGCAGCTCAATACAAACCTCGATCGGTTGACGATCCTCACGCAGCAGCTCAAGGAGCATCTTGATCGCACGATCACGGTACCGCCTACTTCACCAACCTCCCCTCAGGAGCTTTTCTATCAGCTCCTTAACGCTGCAAAAGAGGCGCTGGAATCCGCTCAGTCGGCAGAAGAAGCCCTCGCAGCCTGCGAGCAGATCAGACAGCTAATCGAGCAGTACAGCTGGGACATCCCGCACGTAGTCGATTCTTTACGCGATGTGGAGGACTACCCGTATGACGGGCTTTTCGCTGTGGCAGGTTTTGGAAACGCAGGCGGAAACGGGCAGAACATCTCCAACCGATACGTTAAGGCGGAGGGCAGCACTGAGTTGCGGACGCTTGGGGAGCGCTTTGCGGACATCGTTAACGTCAAGGACTACGGCGCGGTTGGTGACGGGGTGACGGATGACACGACATCGTTTCAGAGGGCTTTAGACGTTGGTCGAAAAGTCCTGATACCGAAAGGTAAGTATGTTATTTCATCCGGCTTGACCGTCAGTTCTAACACTGCCATCGAGGGACAGGGAATCGGCGTTACCGTGATCTCTTTTACCTCACAAAACCAGGAAACACTGTTCGACATAGCAAACGGTTCGGAAAACGTTTTTATCTCAGACCTGAGTATTCAAGGCCCTTTTTACCAGGATAGTGGAATCTACGCAGAAGACCCAGAAACGTACTTTTCTTATGGCGACTCTCTGCTGGCGAATCCGGAGCTTGGAAATAACACTGTTAAATACAGAGAGTGGTCGTGCGCCATTTATACCCGTGGTTGCTATTGGGCGCAGCAAAAGGATTTAAAAGAAGGAACAAATTTACGTTCCTCTATTGAAGTAAACAAGAATATTCATGTAAAAAGAGTTAAAGCAGAAGGATTTGGAAAAATTGGAATCTGGTTCGACAACTGCGATAACTCATCTGCGATAGAGTGCATCGTTTCTCGTTGCGCCAATATGGGAATATTCTTTATGGGGTGCAATGGGTTTATTGCCAAAGATAATGAGATTTCTCATATTTATCCTGGTGATTTAAGGACGCCATACAATCGCGTTTATGGAATTTCAGCCAATAGAGTTTATGGAAATTCTAATGATTTAGCTTACTTCGGTTCATCTGATGCAGTGTTGGAAGCATACAGACCATCAACTGATGGTGAGTTTTCAAGTAATCGTGTCTCATATTGTTTAGGATGGAAAGGGCTTGATACACACGGGGGACGCAGGATCAGTTTTTTAAACAATATCGTAAATGAATGCCATATCGGTATCGGTACTGATATGGGTGGTTACTATCCGAGACACGGTTTTGCACGTGTTGAGGATATTCTTATCCGAGGCAATATTCTAACTCGACAGACAGAGGACCTTTCGTGGGAAGGGCATCTTGAATACAACAATTCAGAACTGTATGCGTGCGTGGGTCCAGGGATAAATTGTGGCGCAAAACGGTACGGGTATAACTCTAATGACCAAGAAGACCCTGAAGTTGGTGGAGATGTCCAAGGATATAACCTAACCATTGTGGATAACGTTTTACATGGTTGGGGGCCTAAAGGTAATTTAGGAGCAATTCACGCAACTAATTATAAAAATGCCATTATCTCAAATAATATAATTGGTGGTTCTCGCCATTGTGCTATCCATGCGAATGGTTTGATGCTAAATGCCGTAATCTCAAACAACATAATTAGAGACTTGCACGTAGGAACTGGCGACTCAATCGCCATAATGTACAGAAAAGATGCAAACTCCTGTATTCCTAAGATTATTGGGAATACGATGACCCAAAGCATAAATGCCAATTTTTATTACATTTACGGATATAACGCGGCGAATATCACTGGGCCTTCTATCTTTGTTGATGATTCCAATACGTGCTCGACCTCTTATGGCGGCACTCAGCTTAACTTTGTTCGTGGTGTATCGAACCTCGATAACAATTCTCCGTTAATCCTGCGCCCCATTGCTTATGGTCGCGTTCTAGTTTCCGATGAAACACTAACCATCACGGGTTTTAACATCAAAAGCGCGACTAGAAGTGCCGCAGGAGATTATCGGATCAGGCTGGCTGATGACGGCTTTGACTTTCAAAAGTGTGCTGTTATAGCGAATTCACTTGGATATTCAGCGGCAGATACAGCAATACCTCTCTCAAATGTAGGTAGTGACGATGACGGTACTTATATAAGACTGGTTTTTAAAAATCCTTCGTCGATAACCTCTGAAGATCATTCCTTTTATTTTGTCGCATTTGGTGGTTTGAATATTAATTTAGAAGTGCAGTAATCATGGCAACGATCAATCATCTTCAGGGCTACGCCTTCGCTAAAAAGAAGGGCGACACGATTCATGTCTTCGAGGGCCCGCATACGCTGGCGGACTTCATGCTGGTTATCGCCGAAGGCTCCGACGTCCCCAGAATGCTCAAGGACCGCTTCGCGGATGTGATCAACGTTCGTGATTTTGGTGCTAAGGGTAATGGCACTACTGACGACACAGAAGCGATTCAGGCTGCTTTAAATGTTGCTCAGATGGCTGGGGGCAGCACCATCGTCTTTCCGTTTGGCCGCTATAAGGTCTCATCGCCTATTTCAATCCCTTCTGGATGCCGGCTTGATGGCCAAGGAAGTACTGTCGAGACAACTGGCGATCACAACATTTTTTACGCAGCAGGCGAAGGCTTAGGGACCGAGATCGCCCTTGGAGCAAACGCAACAACCGGAGACACTTCTCTTACCACGGCGTCTGCTCATGGGTTGCAAACCGGAGATATGGCGTTGCTGTGGAGCCAACGGAATGCGTTGTCGGAGTCGGCGGGAGATTTTCGGCTGGGTTATCACCAAGGACATCGATGCTACTTTGCTGAGCCTGTAGCTATCAAGGCTGTTCCGTCCGAGACACAAGTGACGTTGACTTCTGGGTTGATATTCCCTGGCTATCGCACAGATGCCTCAGAAGATACCGATACAGCAAGAACACAAGCAACGATAGCTAAGCTTAATTTCGCTGAGAACATTCACATTAAAAATTTTGTGCTTCAGCATTCAGGTGAAGGTGCGGCGATCCAAGCTCACTTTGTTAAGAACTTGTTGATTGACAATGTTGTCATCAATACGGGAGTAGATGCCGTCACCGGCGTATCGCTGTTCGGTTGCTACAACGTTCGCATCAACGGTACCAGCATGTTTGTCGATCCTACCGCGGACGTGGATTTTGATACTGAAGATTTTTACAAGTGGACGGCTGTCGGTTGCAGTTCCTCCTGGCACGTAAAGGTTACTGATTCCCACTTCGGTGCCGTACCGAATGGCGTGGACTTCACGTTCTATGGAAATCATTGGTGCTCGATGTTCTGTGCGATGGAAAACAGCTATGTCATCGGGTCTGGTGCGAATGGCGCTACATCGCATCCGGGGGTGTATTCCGCGAGTTTCCTAGATAACGTATTTGTAGACTGTTGCGTTCCACTGACAGTTCGCAGTTGAAAAGCTCGAATCATCGGAAACGACATTAGCAATTCAAACTATGCGACTTCGGATAGACCAGGTATCTACGTTTTTACGTCAGCAATAGATACGGTTGTTTCTAACAACATTGTTGATGGATATTACCAGGGCATTCAGGATCATGCTTATTCAAGCGGGGTGGCTATGCTTGAAAAGCATCAAAATATCTATTCAGGAAACAGAATCAAAAATTGCAAGTATGGAATCTCGTTCACACAAGGGCCAACTAATAACACTGAATTGGTAAGCACAATTGTACAAGGGAATTCGATTGAATTTAGCATTTATGGCATAGAGTGCGCATCCTGGCGCCATGGTGTTTTTGCACAAGGAAATTATCTCAAAGGAACTCAGACTGATGCTCAATCAGTAGCAATTCGTGTTGAAGATGATTCCACAAATCATAAATTTCTGGACAACATTGTTGAAAACGCAAAGCTGTATAGTATCAATCTAGAAAAAACAGCTTCGGCATACACAGAAACATTAGATGTTAATAACAATATTATCTATGGTTATGACATTTTAATTGGGGATGGCGCCTATTTAAATAACGGAACATATCCTAGAGTTGCTAAAAGGTATGAAAAATTAATCTTGTCCAGAAAGAATGCCAATGTTCCAAATACTTATGGAGCAGGAACCTTACTGGCTGTAGAAAATAACAATGGTGGAACCGTTTCTATAGTTTCAGCAGACGGAAATGGATTTTCTACGTATGACTTCCTAGACAATAATTTAAATCGAAAGGCCAGCGTCGGCTATGGCTACGAATCAAATCGGTTAAATATTGGCATTGAAGGCAGTACGTGGAGCTATAGAACCAGTTCATTTTCGCCGAACACTGACAATGCTTACTCCATTGGTACGGCATCCAATCGTGCGTCAGAGATTTTTGCCGGAACGGGCACGATCAATACCTCCGATCAGCGCGTCAAGTCGTCGGTTGCTTCGGCTTCTGACACGTTGCTCGATGCTGTGGGCAGCGTCCCCATCCACACGTTCCAGTTCACAGACGCCGTGGAAAAGAAAGGCTCAGACGCGGCACGTTTCCATGCCGGCGTGATTGCTCAGGAGGTTGCATCGGCCTTCCAAGCAAAAGGCTTAGACGCGGCTCGCTATGGGCTTTTCTGCCATGACACCTGGCAGGGCGAGTACGAAACGGTCGAAGTAGTCAATCAGGAAGAGGTTGTTGACGACGAAGGGAATGTCGTAACGCCACGCGTGACGCATACAGAACAGCGGCTCGTCACAGCTGCCGGCGACCGCTACGGTATTCGTTATGAGGAACTGCTGATGCTCGAGTGCGCACGTCTGCGTCGGGAACTCCAACGAGTAAACACCGCTTTAATAGCTCACGGAATCACACTAGGAGACGAATAATGAACATCACAAATTTGACTCATGCACTTTTAGCCATTGTCTGCCAGCTTGTTGTGGCCACGGGCTTGTGGATCGTCGGCATCGACTTCACGACTGCCTGCGCTATGGGAGGACTCCTAGCCGTTGGCTTCTACTGGGGCCGAGAGGTGACGCAGGTCGAAACGAAAGCAGGCGGCACGCCGTGGTGGGTAGGCTTTGATTTCCGGCAATGGAGTCAAGATTCGATCTACGACCTAGCGATGCCGGGTGGGGCGTGTTTGCTTGTGTTTCTTTTGGTTTGGTTGTTGCTGTGATAAGTCAGTAGACTGCGTGTCGGAGGCGCAACATGGATATAAAAGAATTCACGCGAAAAAACGCCGATGCTTTGAAGAAAACGATCGGTGAAAAACTCACCTGCCCGATGTGCGGCCATAAAGATTTTATGGTTCTTGGCGGTTACGTCCGAGAGGATTTGCAGACGCAGCTCAATAGTTTTGTTTTCGGAAGCCCAGTGGCGTTAAGCATGGCAGTAGTTGTTTGTCAGCATTGCGGTTTCGTGAGCCATCACGACGTCAACATATTGCAGAAAGCAATAAAAGGTGGAGACGAAAATGGCGCCAAGTAAGCATTTTGTTGATGTTCCTACTAGGCAGGTTCGTATGTATAAGAGTGTCAGCGAAGACAGGTTGCAACTGCTGTTGGATAGACTTAGAGCAAATGTCTCCTATCGAATCGACTGGGTGAGCTATATCAGTGCCCTTTTTTCTGCATTGGTAACCATATACACTATTTACGATTCCTGGAAAGGAACCGGAAGTCAGGTCGTGTTGCTAATGATGACTTCGGTATTCATTACGGCGTTATGTCTCCGAGCATACGATTCATATAACGATGGGAAGCAAATACAACCTATGTCAAACGAAGATTTTCTTAACGAATTAGCCGAAGAACCAAACGAAGAAATAGAAGATCAAAAAGAAAGCATCAACAATGCTTCGGTAAAGTTCTGATCGTTAGAGTAAGGAAAAACTCACCCCCGTTGAACTGTCCCCACTTTGCGAGACAGATTTTTGATCAATCGGGCGTTCAAGCCT